AGCAATACTATATTAAGAATATCATGCCCTATGACTCTAAGCATTCAATTGCTGAAATCTTAAGGTTTGGTAGAGAGAGAATGATAGTTTGGGATTAATAATTAAAAAAAACTAAAAACAATAAAATAATATGAAGAAGAATATGAATATGAACACAGAAACTAAATGGACAAAACTAGCTAAGGATAACTTAGTAGGATGTCAAATATTAAAAGTAAAGTATATGTCAGAGGAAGAAAAAGAAGGTATGGGATGGTACAAATCTCCTTTGTGTATGCTAATGAGTAAGCCAAGTGGAGAACAATTTTGGATGTACTCTTCAATGGATGATGAGGGTAATGATGGTGGGGCTTTATTCACTACTATTGAGGACTACGACACTATCCCAACATTATAAGTAAGAATTGATTGATTCCCAATGCCTCAATGCGTAAATGCATTGGGGATTTTTGGGTACTAATCAAAACGTAAATTATTATGAAAATACTAGAATTATTTAGTGGCTCACGTTCAATCGGCAAAGTAGCTGAGCAACGTGGTCACGATGTATTCTCTGTTGACAATGTAGACTATCCAAATACTAATTGGGTAGGAGACATTTTAGATTGGGACTACAGACTAAACGAAATGCAAGTAGGAGAGTTAGGTGATTTCTACGTTCCAGATGTTATCTGGGCATCACCACCTTGTACTGATTTCTCAGTAGCTTGTATCGGTAGGAAGTGGGTAAGTGGTCACGAATTTAAACCTAAGAATGCTGATATGCTAGGCATCAAGATATTAGAGAAGACTTTAGAAATTATTAAGTTCTATCTTGAAAAGAATCCTCAACTTAATTGGTACATAGAAAATCCTAGAGGCAAGATGCGTAAAGCACCACATTGGAATGAGATAGAGAACAGAAGAGAGACCATAACCTATTGTCAATATGGAGATGAAAGAATGAAACCTACTGACATATGGACTAATGATTTCGGATGGACTCCAAGAGTAATGTGTAAGAATGGAGACCCTTGTCACGTATCTGCACCGAGAGGTAGTAGAACTGGTACACAAGGATTGAAAGGTAATCACGAAAGGAGTAAGCTACCAACTGACTTATGTAAAGTTATTATAGAGTCGGCTGAAGAAGAATACGGACTCAATGCTAACTACCCACAAGAATATACTTGTTGTGGAGATGAGGTGGTAGGATGGGTAGAGGATTACGGAATATGTCCAACGTGCAAAGAACATATATAGATTAACTGAAGAGGATTCAATATCCGAAACTAATAGGGTTACCTATTAGTCTTAATCAATACATAAATTATGCCAAATTATATAGTAGAATTACGAGAGTATACAGATAGTGGAGACTACATAGAAAATGACTATGACTTTGCTACAAAAAACGATGCAATGAAGTTTGCATATGACCACAAAGGAGAGGTTTACGCTATCCTAGAGTACCAAGATGATAAAAATTATGACCCTAAACATATTAGCTTATGATGACTAAAGAACAAATGGATTCAGATGATGCATTGCTGATATGGATACAACGCTTGAAACAAGCATTAAAGAGTGGAGATGTAATGTATGCAATGGAGTGTGATAAAATGATATATAAACTTAAAAGGGCTTAAAGAATCATAATTGTTGTTTAGTTCTAATTTACCTCACTACTATAAAACGTAGTGGGGTTTTTTAGGTAAAAACCAATACTAAATATATGAATGAAATTAAATTAGGAAGAGAAATAGTCTTTTCCAAAATCGGAAAACAAGTAATGTACTATGTGTATTACTTAAGTAGCTCATCGTACCAGTATTTTCAAACTGAAAACGATAGGTCACAATTTATTGCAAATCACAAATTAATTATTAACTTAAAAACAGAAAATTATGCCTAATCACGTTTATTGCCACATTACTATTAAAGAAGAGGATAAAAAAACTCTTAAAAAACTAGTAGATAATGAAAGAGGTATTGCAGGATCTTTAATCCCAATGCCGAAAGAGTTAGAGAAAACAACATCTCCAACTAGAATAGTTTCAGAAGAACAACACAAATTAAATTTGAAAAAGAAAGATACAGAGAAGTTTTGGTCTAACGAAATTACCCAAGCTATGTCTGTAGATTTTAAAGACAGATTTCTTTTTGACAATTGGTATGACTGGAGTCATTACCATTATGGAACAAAGTGGGGATGTTATGACAATGAGTTAGATGATACAAGTTACACATTCACAACTGCTTGGAGTCCATTGACTGAAGACATCTTAGAGAGATTAGCTAAACATATTCCTACTTTTTATTATACCTATGAAGAAGAAACTGGATGGGGAGGCTCTTTAGAGTTTGAAAATGGGGTTTGTATAGAAGCTAAAAGCTACGATTGTCCAAGCTGGGGAGAGGAACAATGTTTTGTCATTAATAAGGCTGGAGTTATAAAGCAAGATGATGAATTACTGAATCTAAAGTGGGATAGCGAGTCTACAGAAAAGAGATATAATCAAGTAGATGAATCAGGAGGGAAATGGGCTAGTTATTGTGAGGTTTGTAAATTAGAAGAGGCTCACAACGATGGATATAAGGAAAGTAAGGTAGGATGGTACTTTTCTTGTAATCTTAGTGACTACTTAGGAGATACTCTTGAAGATGCCTTAAAGACTATAGCCAAAACTAGCAATCATTGGAACTTGCCAACTCTAGATGGTAAGGAGGTTATTATTGATGAAGTAGAAGAGGAACGAAATCCAATAATATGGGGGTAAGAGGATATAATGATAGAGAAGATGAACTAGAAAAAAGAATCTTAAAAGAGAAGTTGAAAGAGAAACCAAACTTTAGATTAATTAGATGGTTACAACAACTAAACTTAAAAGATTTCTTAAGGTTCAGAAAGAAAAAATAGACCTTTTGTTTAGATTATACGAAAGTTTTTGTATAGTTTCGCAAAGGTTATTTTATTTATTAACAGAAGAGGGGTAGGTGAAGGCACTTTGCCTACTAACTTTAACGGATGTATAAGAGCATTCATTTAATTTATTATTGTTTATCTACCCCTTTTTTTAAAAATATTATATGAAAAAATTAACCGATTATCTTGTTTCAGATTTGAAACAAAAAAAATATCTAAAAGAAATTATGGATGCGAGGTTTGTTGATATGGACAACTACTTTAAATATAGTGGAAAGGTAGAGTCTAATGGAAACATTGTCAGTATGACTCCAAAGTATAGGCGTAAAAATATTGTGAAAATAAATAACAATATGTCTAAATATAAATTAAAAAATTACTATGAGCCAAGAAAATAACTATGAAAGAGTTCCTCATTATTATGTAGGAACTAACAAGAAAAGAAATTACCAAGCACGTTATGTAGTTACAGACTTTGAATGCACATACAACATTGGTACGGCAGTCACATACTGCTTACGAAGTTCCAGAAAACATCATACACCTGTGCAGGATCTTTACAAAGCTATAGCACATTTAGAATTTGAAATTGAACGACTAAAAGAAAACAAATAATATGAAGAAAGAAATATTTAATAATTATGCTACTGCTATAGCACAACAATTTCATCTACAATTAGATGATGTGTTTACTAAAAGCAGAAAAAGAGAATTAGTAGATGCAAGACAAATGTTGTATTACCTCTGTATGGAAAGACCTATCCGAGTGGCATATATCAAACGATTTATGGGAGAAGCAGGACTTGATGTTGCCTACACCACTATCATACATGGATATAAGAAAGCCAAAGACTTAATAGATAACGATAGCGACTATCAGCATATGATAGATAAGATTCAAGAAAATGTATAGCATTGAAGAAGTATATTTACAAGCATTAAAAGACTACTCTGCAATACATCAAGTTTTACAAAATGGAGATAGTGTTATTAATATGGGAGTTAAGATCCAAAAGTTTAATGACTACATAGAAATACTAAATTGCTCTAAAGGTGGTGATTATTTTACAAGTTTTAATGACCAAGAATACAAACTAATTTTAAAGGAGGGATGGAAAGTCGGATGCATAAAGACTGCAATGAACAATTGCCTACATAAGCTTAACCTTATAGAGGACAAGATGAAAATTGAAGTAAACACAAGAAAAAACGACAAGCACATTCAGAATTTAAAAAACAGAAGAGAGAGTATTTTAAAGAAATACTCAAAACACAATAACAAATTAATTAAAATCAAAACAAATGGAAAAGAAAAACATTTACAAAGCCCTAGCTGATTTTCAGCAGGAAGTTCCCGTGTTATTAAAAGGCACAGATGGTTATGGATACAAGTATGTTCAGCTTGAGCATATCATAACACAAATTAATCCTTTACTTAAGAAACATAATTTAGGCTTTACCCAGTTAATAGAGGGCGAGGGTCTTACTACAATATTGTTTCATACAAAAAGTGGAGAGTCTGTTCAGTCTGCCTCTAGTATACCACATTGTGATATGAAAGGCATGAATGCATATCAGTCTGCTGGTGCAGGTATTACCTACTACAGAAGATATGCTTTGTCGTCTATGTTAGGAATCATAGCTGATTCAGATACAGATGCAAAAGTTTATACTAAAAAGCCTAAAAAATCTGCTCCAGAAAAACCAGCAGAGCATTGGGTACTTGACATTGGAGATGAGAAGTGGGATGGGATATTAGGATATATTGCACAAAACAAAAATCTAGGGATGCCTAAGATTGTAGAGAATCTTGAGGCTAGATACAAGATTAACGCAGTAGTTAAGAAAGAAATGACTAAATACATATCATTGTGAAAAAAATCATAGCACAACTTAAAGATGACAAGGCATATTATGGAAAGTATGGGCAACAATGGTTGTCTAACTCTGACTTGTACTCTTTATTAAACGATCCTACAACTTTTAGGCAAGAAAAGGAAACAACTAAAGCAATGATTGAAGGGTCTTATCTTCATACTGCAATGTTAGAGCCTCATAAACTTAAAGATTACGAAATCGTAGATGTAAGTAGTCGTAACACAAAAGCTTACAAAACAGCTATATCTGAGTCAGCACAAAGCATTTTGCTGTTGCAGTCTGAGGTAGATAATATAGAAAAATGTGTACAAACGATGAAAAGCAATATAGATTTTTGTGAGAATATATATAAACTTGGTAATGAATTTGAAGTGCCTATTGTAGGTCGTATTTTTGGTATGGACTTTAAAGGTAAGGCTGATATTGTTTGTGAAAACACCCTTATAGACATTAAAACTACTGGCAACATAAAAGACTTTAAGTATAGTGCAAGAAAGTATAATTATGATAGCCAAGCATATATATATAAGGAGTTATTTGGTAAGCATCTTGAGTTTTATGTAGTAGATAAAACTACTCAACAACTTGGGATATTTAACCCAACAGAAGAGTTTTTAGATAGAGGTAAAAATAAAGTAGAAAATGCTTTGTTAGTTTATAATCAATTCTATGGCGTAGACAAGACTCACGATATTAACCAATACATTTCCTATGAAGATCTTTAAAATGATTAAGGAGTTAATTACTCCTCCTAATACTATTATGTGGATTCAAGTTCCAATATCTGCTGATAGTATTGATGATAAGACAGACATTATCATCGCAACTATAAATAAATTGGAGCAAACAATTAAAATAAATAAAATATGACAGACAAAATTTATGTAGGAAGTGGGGTATCAAAATTTGATGGAGACCAAGTAGCTTGTAGTCTTTGTTTAACCGACATACCTCAAGAACATATGTTTGAGTATAATGGAAAAAAGTACATTAAACTTATAGTTCAGAAAAAACGTGAGGCTGACCAGTATGGAAAGACTCACTATGTGGCAATTGACACTTGGAAGCCTGAAGCAAAAGCTGAAACTCCAAAGGTAGTAGACCAAGAGCCAGACTTACCATTTTAATTTTAAGAAGAGTAGGGAGCAACGAAATATTTGCTCTCTATTCTTTTTTTTTTATAAAAAAATATATATCTTCACATTCTTATCAAATTATTAACATTTTAACATATTCTGTCATTAATAATTGAGCATAAGTTAGTTACACAAAACTAAATTAACATAAATCAAACATAATTAAATGAAAGTTACCATATTTAAGAACATTAAAAATACATCTCAGCCTTTCTACGTAGATGTTTCCCAAATACTATCAAGGATACAAGAAGGAAAATCAAAAGATTTAGTAAAAAAAATAAGACTAGAGAAAGACAAGTCCAAAAGAAATTTAATAAAGCAATTATTACCTGCAATTTGTTTTAGTGGACAATTTACAAAAAGAAATGATAACTCTCTTAACGTGCATAGTGGGTTAATCTGTTTAGACTTTGATGGGTATACATCTAATAAAGAGTTGTTGCAAGAAAAAGAAAGATTAGCTAAAAACAAATTTGTTTATTCTGTTTTTGTTAGTCCAAGTGGTTTAGGTCTTAAGGCATTGGTTAAGATCCCAACTAATGTAGAAAATCATAAGGGATACTTTTTGGCTTTACAAAAACATTTTGATTCCCCTAATTTTGATACGACATCTAAAAATGTATCAAGAGTATGTTACGAGTCTTATGATCCTTTAATATATATTAATACTATTTCTAGCATATGGGATAGTATTGAGGTACAAGAATATACTGAAGTAACTAGGCATCAAGATGTTTCAACAATTGCAATCACAGATGAAAACAAAATTGTAGAAATACTTTTAAAGTGGTGGAATAAAAAATATGGAATGGTAGATGGAGAGAGGAATAACAACGTATACATATTAGCTGCTGCTTTTAATGATTTTGGAATTAATCAAACTTTAGCAGAATACATTATAAATAGATTTGCTACAAAAGATTTTAACGAACAAGAAGTTAGAAGAACTATTCAATCAGCTTACTCAAATAAACATAACTTTGGGACTAAGTATTATCAAGATGAGGAAAGGATAAGCCAAGTAAGAGACAAGTTAAAGCGTGGAGTATCAAAAAAAGAAATTAGATCTCAATTAAAAGAGTCCAACATTGAGGTCGGTGTAGCAGACAATGTAATTAACAGACTTGAAGAAGAACAAGCTAATCATCAATTTTGGACAAAGAACGAAAAAGGAACTATTAAAATAGTACATATTTTATTTAAGAATTTTTTAGAGGAAAATGGTTTTTATAAATTTAATCCAGAGGGTAGCAAGAGTTATGTTTTTGTAAGAGTAACAAATAATCTTATTGATCATACATCAGAAAAAGAATTAAAAGATTTTATTCTTACTTATTTAGAGGGTATAGATGATTATAGCGTGTACAATTATTTTGCAGAGCATACAAGATATTTTAGAGAAGAGTTTTTGACTCTTTTAGCATCAATTGATGTATACTTTATAGAAGATACTAAAGAAACTGCGTATCTATACTATAAGAATAGTGCAGTTAAAATAACTAAAGATAGAGTTCATATGATAGACTATCTAGATTTAGGTGGTTATGTATGGAAAGATCACGTTATAGATAGAACATTTAATATTTGTGATATAAAGGAATGTGACTATAGAGTTTTTATATCAAACATATGTAGGAGTGATGAGAGTCGTATTCAATCTATGAGGTCTACAATAGGCTACCTACTACATGGATGGAAGAATCTATCTTATAGCCCTGCAACTATCTTAAACGATGAAGTCATATCAGAAAACCCAGAGGGTGGGACAGGTAAAGGTTTATTTATGAATGCCTTGTCTCATATGAAAAAGCTTGTAGTAATAGATGGGAAGTCATTTAACTTTGACAAAAGCTTTGCGTATCAATTAGTCTCTGCTGATACTCAAATATTATGTTTTGATGATGTAAAAAAGTCTTTTGATTTTGAAAGATTGTTTTCTGTTGTTACGGAAGGGCTGACCCTTGAGAAGAAAAACCAAAATTCAATCAAGATACCTTTTTCTAAATCTCCTAAAGTAGCTATTACTACAAACTACGCTATTAATGGAGAGGGAACAAGTTTTGAACGTAGGAAATGGGAATTAGAATTAACGCAACACTATACAAAAGACTTTACACCATTGGTAGAGTTTGGAAAATTAATGTTTGGAGAGTGGGATGATGATGAGTGGTGTCAGTTTGATAACTATATGATTTCAAATCTACAATTGTATTTAGACAATGGACTGCTTAAAAGTGTTTTTATAAATCTTGAAATCAGAAAATTTAGTCGTAAAACAAGTTACGATTTTATGGAATGGTGTGGTATATTAAACAATACAGAGAAAGAAAAGTTTAATATAGATAAAAGAATGTATATGAATGATTTCTATAATGACTACACAACAGAGAACAATATACCTGCTTATGGTAAAGATGCTATATCAAGAACTAAATTTAACAAATGGTTATTGTCTTATGCAGCATATAAAAATCATTTAACGACTACAAGTGGTAGAGATATGATTGGTAAGTGGTTTCATTTTACTCCAAAAAAACAAGGAGATGGACTTTAGAGATTACCAACTAGATATAATAAAGAAAGGATCTTCTATAATAAAAACAAAAGGGTTTTTATATTTAGCTATGGAGGTTAGAACAGGTAAGACTTTGACAAGCTTAGGTATTTTAGATAAGTTAAAATCTAAAAACGTATTGTTTATTACAAAGAAAAAAGCTATCAGTAGTATAGAAGATGATTATGCATTGTTTAATCCAAGTTTTGAGTTGACTGTTATAAATTACGAGTCATTACATAAGCTTCCAGCTTGGAAACTTTATGATGGAGTTGTTATAGATGAGGCTCATGGGTTAGGCAAATTTCCAAAGCCTAGTAAAAGGGCGAAAGACATCAAAGAGTTGCTTAGAGTTAATCGTAATGCTAGTGTGATACTAATGAGTGGCACACCTACTCCAGAGTCTTATAGCCAAATGTATCATCAAGTATACTCTCTAGCCAGTAATCCTTTTAAGACTCACAGAAATTTTTATTCTTTTTCTAAAAAGTATGTTGATGTCACACAAAAAAAACTTAGTAGTTTAATTGTTAATGATTATAGTGGTGGTAGAATAGAGATTATTGATATAATGCAACCATATACTATTAATTATTCTCAAAAACAAGCAGGATTTATTACTGAGACTACTGAAGAAATATTAAGAGTACCTATGCATCCAAACACTATAGACATAGCGAAGAAATTAAAAAAGAATTTAGTAGTAGAGGGTAAGGATGAGGTTATTTTAGCCGACTCATCTGTTAAATTGATGATGAAGTTACATCAAATATATTCTGGAACTGTTAAGTTTGAATCAGGAAACTCAATGGTAATTGACTATGAGAAAGCTAAGTTTATAAAATCTCATTTTAAAAACAAGAAAATTGCAATCTTCTATAAATTTAGGGAAGAGTTAAATGCCATCAAGCACGTTTTTGGAAAGGATGTTTGTGTTGATCTAGAATGTTTTAATACTACAGATAAAATTATAGCGTTACAAATTGTTAGTGGCAGAGAGGGTATTAGTTTAAGAAATGCAGAAGCATTAGTGTATTACAACATTGACTTTAGTGCTACATCTTATTGGCAGTCAAGAGATAGAATGACAACTAAAGATAGGAAGTATAACAAGGTGTATTGGATTTTTTCTGAAAAAGGTATTGAAGACAAAATATACAAAGCAGTATTAAAGAAAAAAGACTACACGCTTAGCCATTTTAAAAGAGATTTGTTAGATTTGTAATATGAGGTTCTTAAAGTTTTTGGTAATATGGGTTAGTCAAAACTTAGCTATTCCGTTTTGGGTAGTAGGACATATTCATTTATCTATTCACGATTTTCACGATGCAGTAGAAATTATTTCTTCTTTATCAATGAACATTATAGTGTTGATAGGATTTTTAGAAGACTATAGAAAGAACGGATGACAGAGCAACAAATACAAAGTAAAAGGATTAAAGAATTAGAAAGTGAAGGATACTATGTACTCAAACTTATTAAAACAAATAAAAATGGCATACCAGATCTTTTGGCTATTCCACCAAACTCCGATGTGTTATTTTCTGAAGTCAAAACAAAGACTGGAAGACTTTCTAAATTACAAAAATACAGACTAAAAGAATTAGAAAAACATGGAGTCAAGACAGAAGTTTACAAAGGAACGTAAGTATGATATAGATGATTTCTTTATGGAAAACCTAAAAGAAATGGACTTTGAACTTAGCGTAGTAATAGCAAAATTTATTGAAACTAATTTACAATATATACCATCAAATAATTTAGTGTCTTTTGTGGTAGGAGGATTAGTTGTTTACGAAAAAGAACCTATTGCCTTTGCGTTAGAGTTAGTAAGACCTATAGGAGAGAACCCTATTCTATCTGATATAGACTTAATTACTATAGACGAATATCTTGACTTAATGAATTTAAATTTATATATAAAATCAAATGAATATTGCAAAAACTAATGCCCTCAAAGGGATTGTAGAAGATGTGCTAGGCGTAAACCCCTGCCTAAAAAGTAGAAAAGTAATGTATATACAAGCTAGAGCAATATGTTACGCTATTATGAGAAAAGAAATGAATTTGACTTATCAGTTTATAGGAAGTCAATTCAATATGAATCACGCTACAGTTATGGCATCGTTAGATAATTTTCAAGGTGAAGTAGAAGTTGATTTGGCTTTTAGACATAACTACAGGAAAATCTTACAAGTCTGGAAAAGTGAAAGCAAAGAGTATATTGAATTAGATCCTGTCTATTTAAAAAAAACAGTCAATAATTTGGTAAAGTCAAATAAATTATTAACTTTGGAAATAGAACACCTCCAAACAACTGTTAAAAATATCAAGGAAAAAATAAATGTCTAAAATTTCTAAAGAAGATGTTAATGCAATCAGCCACATTAATTTTGTAGCTAATAGTATTCACGACTTTGGAAATGATATTTATGAAGACCTTATGGAACGAGATCATGAGAAGGCGAAAAAAAAAGCTCAAAACTTAATTAAAGTTTTAGCAGATTTAATCCAATCTTTATCTGATGAAATCTAAAATAAAAACAGAAGGAAAAGGTTACGGTAAAAGACTTAGACTTTCTCACGATGAAGTTGATATTATCTTACAGCGAAGAGCTGATACCTTAGACAACATAAATGACAATACAGCTTTAGACATACACTTAGGAAATAGGGGTATAAATAAAAAAGATGTAGTTAGTGTTAAGCATTGGCAAAGTGGTAGTGGAGACTATAGGTTTTCAATTGTAACAAAAGAAAACTTAGGTTTAGATGAAGAACAAATTTTTGCTAAAGTAAATAACTTTATTGCTAATTATTCTCCAGAGTACCCAGAAATACCTAGGTCTAACTTTAGATCCTACACAAAAGGCACTCACCTGTTAGTTATAAATCCTTCTGATATTCATATTGGTAAGTATGCAAATGAATTAGAGACAAATCAAAACTATAACTGCGAGATAGCAGTACAACGAGTTTTGGATGGTGTTGCAGGTCTTATACATAAAGCAGCAGGTTTTGATGTTGATCGTGTATTGTTTTGCATTGGTAATGACATACTGCATATAGATAACGTATATTCTACAACTACTAAAGGAACGTACCAGGATACAGATGGGAAGTGGTGGGAGCATTATGAGACAGCTTTAATGTTATATGTTAGATGCGTAGAGATGTTAAGGGAAATAGCTCCTGTAGATGTAGTACATAGCATGAGTAATCATGACTATCAATCAGGATTTCAT